CCTACTTTTTATCCTCTGGGAATTCATAAACCCAGCCCCCGACCTGTTGGGGGATTTTTCCATCCAGTCCTGGAAAAACTCGCATGCGCGGGGTCGTTAGTGCCCGACAGTGCCTAGCTGTGCTGCGCCTTCAGAATAGAGTAAGAAAAGGAAAAGCGACATAGAGAAGATTTGTTGCAGAGCATATTTATTGCTTTATTACGGGTCTCTTTCCGTTTTTCTTTTTCTTATTGTTTCTATTCTGGGTTTGGGGTTTCGTCAGTGGTGTTGCTGGGGGTGAAGTCTGCCTTGGGGGTGCACTGGGATTTCGCTGACCGGTTAACTTCTTAGTTTGTTGCGGTGGGCGTACTGGGGGTTTATCTTGCGACTCCCAGTAATCGGAGTACATGTTACCAAGGCCCGCTGCTGCTTGGGCTAGAGGATGTGGAATTTTTGCGATCGTAGGCATGACAGCCTTTATCGCGTCATAAAACCACTCTCCCAAGCCATTTTCAGCTACAGGAACACCGACAGGCATCTCTTTTAACATACGGTCGTATATCTCCAAGGCTACAGGGTCATGGCAAGCACTTGGTTTAGTTAAAAGGACGATGTCTTTTTCATCTGGAGTCGGAAACCGTTCAACATAAAATATTGTTCGGATCAGAAAGGTGCTAGTAGCACTCAATCCAGTGAAAAAACAGCCGGACATATGGTAAGGAATCATGTTCCAAACCATGGAAGGATAGAAAATTCCATCCTCCCCCATGGGGGCCGTGCTGACCGTGCCTGAAAGGGCACGTGCAGGTATTGGCCCGCGGAGTCCAGGTGAGACATCTCCGGAAAGCATTACAGGTTGGGTGTCATTAGGTTGTTTCGCCAAGAGTTGCTCTTGGTTTTGGGTACATACCAGATAACAGCCTTCCTCAGATTTCCAGGATCGTGTTCCAGCGAGTAAATTTGCTTCAGCGATTGTCTCTGGGGGTCGGTTGATCAGGATGCCAGAAGTGGCACCCCAGTTTTTGATGGTACCGGAGGGATTAGCATAAAAGAAAGTACTTTTATCCTGGGTATTTGTATTCTGTTTCCAAACAGTACATGTACCCTGGCGACTAATCACAGCAGTAGTATCATAAACCTCGACTCCCCAGCCAATTACGCGGTGGCTTCCTTTAGCAAAAGAATTATCTAGTGCTAACCCCTGAGGAGCAGCATTTCCAGCTACACTGAGCTGAAAAGGCCCCAAAGAAGTTCCAGAAGGTCCCGCATAAATGCTTACAGGTGGTAAGCGAGTGGCGGAGTTTAATGGCCCAGGATCAAACTCGAGAAAATTCCCAGTGAGTTTGTAATCTGTCCATATGGGTCCGGGACCCACATCGCCGGCGGTCCAAGGAAGTGTTGACAACATAAATTGCCAAGTATCCGAGGCTCCAATTCCGGCGGGCGCTGAAAGCGTCATTTGATAAGGTACCTTTAGTACCACTGACTGGCCGACTTGAGTATCGGGATAACCACATAGATTCGGTAATTCTACGTCATGGAAGGGATCTGCTGCTACCACAGCCCAATCCGCTCCGCTAGGGGTTATCACTCGTGAGCCGACCAATTTTTGTAAGAGCTTTTGCCCTGTATTAATTCGAGAAGACATTATTTGCTTCTTCCCTACTCCTCCAGACTGGTGGAGGGAACTCGGAAGGGTGGGGTCGTTCGTTTCCCATCATTCTCCTGCCCACTTCAAAAGATATTTATGAATAATCGGTGGCAAGCAATATCGAAAACACTTCATGCTCGATATAACTAGGCAGCGACATTACAGACCAAATTAATGTATGAACACTCTCCAATTGTTCCAAATTTAATCCGTATCTTTTGCAGATTTGATGGACAGCATCATCATGATCGATGAGTTGCATGTCCGGCCCGCGCTTTGGTTTTTGATAACTTTCAGTCAACCATTCTTTCGACAACACCGATCCCGAGTAGGGTTTCCGAGACATTACTCCCAGAAACGGACCTAGAATTGGATAATCGAAGGGGACATAAGCATAGCTATTAGCTATCATATAAGCACAAGCTTCGTGAGGATTACGTGCTCCTATAGCAATTTCCTCGGGGGGGCGCAAGATCTTCCCAATTTTTAAAACCGTAGACGGTAGGGGCATCCACACATAGACTGGGCTTCCAACGGCTTCGTGGGGACGAAACCACATACCTTTAAGAAAGGTAGCTTGTTGAAAGTGTCCTCGTTCGTGCACCTTAAGTTTCAAACTAAATCCAAGTTCCATCGACGTTTTTTCAAGGTCTATGGATTTCATCGCACGTTTAAAAGCCAATGCCGAAACACGTTCAGCATTAGGTCGAAAAGCGTTGACTACTAGATTTTCATTTTGATTGGGGTCACTTTCTTGCATGCGGGAATCAATTCGTACCGCATGTTCAATGACACGCATCAACCAATATACAAAATTACAGATATTGTTGAAACTATTCATCTGTGTGGTTAACGTGCTTCCGGTTGCCAATTGAACGTCAGTCTGACCTTCAAATTTTACAACTTTTTTCATCTTGGATTTGTAAGCTTTGGAAAAAGAGAAGTACCACAACTCCTGAATTTCCTTAGGAACTTTTAACAAATCCATCCATATTTCCGATTTCTTTAAAGGTGCTTGATCCTGAGATTGATCGTACATCTTAAAATCTCCCTCGAGCACTTTATCAACCGTGATCAAATCATCGGGATAATAAACTCGAGCAACACTATCATCCCCAGCTACTGCAAAGGTAAGATCATTGGGGCATCCAGTAAGTTCAAGGACGCTGGCTCCCACACCATCCAAATCACTTGCATTCATTCCTGAAGCAAAAATAATTCGAAGTTTGTATGGGCCAATGTAATGGGTTTGAGTATCGTTGAATACAGTATGCATCCAATCGGAAATTGCTCGCGCCCAGATAGTGGTTTTGGAGTGGAAAACGGCATCTAGATTACAGATGGCACGTGGTTTTATGGTGCGCACGGGAGGACCTTGGTCTTGCGCAATCTCTTTCACTGGTAACGTTTCGTTCCATTTGACAGTATACGATTTCTTGAAAAGTGTTACCTTTCCATCAGTGTCATCGTTATGAGCGTTTAGGATTCGCTGTCCTTTAGCGCCCATTATACGTGCACATTCGATAATGTCAAATAAACGGTCCGGAAGATAGATCGGGTCGAAACACCAATTCAAGGTGAATCTCCTGATCGTCAACTCCCATGCTCGAGCGCGTTCGGATCGAGGTGGACAATCTACGAAAGGGTCTTGGTGGTTTCGCAACAACAAAGCAGCAGCTAAGTTGATTGGCGTATTCGCTGGACAATACATCAACCCGTTTGTTATCAAAAGGGGATGAATTCCATGATCATGCGGAAAATTACCACGCGTCATTAATTGTAGGTTATTTGGAGTGACCGGCGCTCCAAAAAGGGAAATGCTCAGTTTTCCACGTTTTGGAACAATATCCTGAGGCAAAACTGCCTCAACGGGCTCAATGCGGGTGGTGGGAATAGCTTCAACCACATTACCATCGCTGGGCAATTTTCCGAAAACAGAATATGCCGCCATGAAGGCTTGAAAATGTGGCGTGTCGTTCAATTTACGCGCATCCCACCATCGTTGAATCCTATCAACCAATGGTTTAAGAAAACAAGCCGGCAAAGGCAAGTTTCCATTTGTAGACCCAAACGAGCGGGCGACAGCTACAGCATTTGCATTCCATGCGGCATGTGCGCCCAACGCTACGAAAGGTGAAAGAGAATAATTCAAAATGGTAAAAAAGCTGTGGACAACAGCGGCTTGAATAGCTTGTTGCCAACCAAAAACATGACCCTTGACAGCAATTTCAAGGCCGGTTAAACTATATGAAACCAAAGGATATTGGTGTCGTAAATATTCTTCCAGCAAAGGGCTTAACACTACTGCGTTAAACTCAGCGAAATTGAGACTTAAGAGAAACTTTTTAATCATATTGAATTTTATTGTTACCCAAGTAAGGAGGATATTGATATACGGAGTTGCGCTCGCTGTGTTTTTTGCCTTGAGCTTTGTCAACAAGACAAATAAACCCATAGCGAGTGCGACCCATTTCCAAGTGTTGTCTTTTTGAGGTTTTTGCCCTCTTCTCAACTCAATCCAATGCTGTTGAACATCATAGGTCCGTTCAACGCCGATTTTGTGAAGATCATAACAACTTTGTTTTGCTCCGTATAATACCACCAGACCAGTTCCAAATTCTATTCCTTGATAGAATCCAGGGAACCGATCTTTAACCGCTACTATTTCCAAATCTGCTTTCAAAGCAGTGGCAACAGTTCCACTCACACTATCCATTGTCAATCCAGAGCTTTGCTTTGACGCATACAACAATTGATTGATGGCGGTCTTGTTGTGTACCAAGACTTCCACAACTTCTTCCTTAGGAAAGTAGTAGGACATACTTTCTGGAAGAATTGCTTTTAAGCCACGCAAAATGGAATTTTTGGCCCGAGTGGCGGTGTTCTCAACCTTATCCTGAAAATTGGCAGGGAGTTCACGCAGTTCCACTTTAGGTTCGATATCCTGTGACGGTCCGAGATCTTGACTAAGTTGCACGCGTTGTGCAGCCTTAATCAATTGGTATCCAGCGAACGACGAAACGCAATGTAAATCTACAGTTGCGGATGTACGTTCGTGGACCCACTTCGGGTCAGGGTGCCCAGCATAACAGGAAGTACAGGAGTCTGGACTGAAAAAGATCAAGCCTCTTTCTCTCTTCCAAACTCCTTCGGTTCTGATTTCCTTGTTATTTTGGTATCCTTCTGGGGCTGTAAAAACGTCGGCTCCACATTCTCCGTTAAACTTGCGCATTATCAAGTAAACAAATCCTGTGTTTGAGCGTTTGATTAAATCCAGCACCGTCCCCTCAGATAGCACATCCATGTATGTCGTACCGCTTTGATAGACATCCACAGATACGACGGCATCATATTGAAAATCGTCGCGATAGGGAGTGCGGAGATTAAACTCTCGCGCAGCATCACCAGCTATTGGGGTGTTTGGACTTCGATCCCATTTAAGGGTCAAATGTGGGGTGTTTTTGGTGGGTGGTTGCCAACAATCACGATCAGATCCAAAAAAAGAAAGAACGGTTGCCCGATGTTTTCCTTTTAATTGTGACATCAAAGCTTGCTTCAATGCATTAGCACGTTGAAGAGCTGAAATACCATGGGGATTTCTCTGTCGTGTCGTTGACAATTCGACCTTAATATTATTTGCTGCTGCGTACTTTACTAAAAAAGTATCGGCAGAACAAATGGGTATAGGCATGTTCTTTAACCAATCGGCCAAATCCTTATAGGTTGTAGCAGCTACAGGCGGCTTGACCGGTACTGGAGCTGCATTTGGCGCAGGCCTTCCACCAGACCCTGAGGGTGGTGGAGGTACTGGAGGATTCCCTCCTGGTACGGGGTTGGGGCCTGAAGGGGGAGGAGTGCTTCCTCCATTCCCAGCATGAACTGTTGGTAATGGAGTTGAGTTGGTTGCTGCAGGTTTGTTAGACCGTTTTGCAACAAACTTACCCCTCCGTGGCGGCGGAACATTTGTGCCAGCGCTGCTGGCAGATTGTGCAGAGGCACTAGGCTGCTGAGCCTTTCCACCCAAGGTTGGAGTAGCTTGGGTGTTTGCTCCCTTAGGAGCTGCCTGTTTCTTGGAAATCTGTTTGGGTGGTTTCGGCAGAGGCGTCGACGCGACCGTAACAGGTTTTTCCGTATGTTTAGGCTTATCAGCTTTTGCTGAGATAGTTGGAGTTGAATCTCCATC